AATTCGTTATTATCAATGACCGCAGCAGTGTTGTTTGTCTCGTCGCAAACAACTACGAAGTCTGTGATACCTCTCTTGGACTGAACATCCCTAAGGAATGGTTCTACGATGTTGAGGAAATTAATTCTCGTAATTTCATCGTTGAATTCAAAGAGTTGATCTCTTGCAGCAGCAGCGATTGCTTTCTCCAAGTAGATAAACAGACGACGAACATTGATTCTATCAAAGGCAGAAGATCTACCTAAACCAGTCTTATCACCAAAGAGGATGATACCTGCACCAGGCGAGAAGATTACAGGGTTAACTCTATTAGAATAGAGTTTGTCACGCTCTTGTTGATCGGGGGTGTATGCAAGCTTAACTGCATTCAGGATACCACCTCTAACTGTGCCACCTGGTGAGAACCAGGGGAAGTTGTTGATATCGTTTCTAGCGCAGAGACCTGCCATGTCACCGTTCATAGGAACATAGCGGAACTGTCTGCCGAACCGATCATACATGTACTTGTAACCACTATCGAAGATAGCGTAAGAAGACGATGTAATAGCGGAGTAGAAACTAATTACATTAGATGTAACAGTATCAGAATTCAGTACCAGATCCTCACCGTCACCAGAGGAAGCCAAGAATGCTTGTCTGTGAGGAGAGATGCAAGCGATACAATCCTTTCTATATTCAGCAACTGCAATCAGTTTGTTTGCAAGTGCTTGTGTTTCTTCCTTACCATGAGCACCAGAGCCCATGAGCAAGAAGTCTAATTCGTATTGATCCTTATTCTTCAGAAGATCGTATCCAGCAGAGAGATCTCCAATGTTGACCTTGAGGGAATCAGTAGAACCGATAGCAGTAGCACCGCCGTAATCAGCACCACCAGTAAGACTTGCTGAATAGTTACCGATAGCAGCGAAGGAAACATTCTCTGTATTTTGATCCCAACCAGTATCACCTACGGGATCGAAGTCAGCATCGAGAACCGTTGTTACGATTCCAGCAGGAGCTCCACCACCGAAGATGTTGGGGCTTGCTACCTGAAGAACCTTTCTCCAGTAAGAGGCATCACCTACAGAGTAGATGGCATCTTTTGCTTTCGATGTTGCTACAAACTTGTCGAGAAGAGTGCCAGCATTGCCAGATACTTTACCGAGATCGTCGTGTACAACAATGTGAATCTCGTCATTTCTGGAGTTTCTTTCTGCAGCATAAGCAGAAGTTCCAGGTCTATCAGCAAGAGTATTCCAGTAGACCTTCTGACCATCGTTCAGAGTGATCCACTGATTATCGAACCAGTCCTTCTCACCAGTGTAAGAAAGTGTGCCAGGAGCAAATGCTACTGCAGAAGTCCAGCGAGAATCGGTAGTACCGATACCAGCAGCAGTCAGAGCGTTAAGGAAATCACTGCTACCAAAGGACGAACCGTAGGAAACATTACCTGCTACCCAACCTCTACCAGTGTCAGTCTGAACATGGAGGTGAAGACCAGCACTAGAGGTGCCACTGTTCTGGAAAGCGTAAACGCCACCAGGAGTGTAATCTACTTTAGTTTCAGTGCCAGCTGCGCTAACATGAGAAACCAGTTTGACAGAAACTTGTCCTGCACCAACCTCAGTGATTACGCCTTTGAGGAAACCATCGAGAACTGAAGTAGAACCAGCACCAGCAATAACTGTATTAGCTGGGACTGCTTGGGTAACACCAAGACCAACTGACAAGTTGACTTCGGCAAGACCATCTTCAAATCCAGCAACAGCACCAAGTCCTGTTGAGGAGAAACCAAGAACTGCGGTTGTATCGATACCTGTCAGAATCTGATCAGCAAGACCGTCGATTGCAGAAACTTTAAGACTGTTGCCCCAACTACCAGGGTTCTTAGCTGCAAAGACTACATTAGAAACAGTGTTCTCTGCGTAACCTTTGTTGATATAATCTTCGTCGCTCTTAATTCTGATGCTGCTTGCAGATCCTGCAAACGCATTTGCCATTGAAGCTTCGTCAGATCTTACAACTCTGAGTACACCGCCGTATGCCAGATACGAGGTTGCGGTGAGCCAGTATTCGTAGTGGTTGCTGTCCTTATAGGGAGATCCGAAAGTATCGAGGAGCTCCGCTTCGGTTTGAATAAGGGTGGGTTCTTCTACTGGACCTTTGGCGAAAGGAGCAACCAGACCACCAGCAAGTGTAGATGAGGGATCTACTCTGCCATTGGTAAGGTCAACTTCCTTAACGACAATTCCAGGAGATGCTAAATTGAGCGGCATCTTTAACTCCTTTAGAATCCAAATAATCTAAAAATATTTATGGAAAGGCTTCTTTTCAGATGGGAAACAGTGCATGAACACACTACCAGTCAGGATATTCCCATTGTGAAGATTTGCCCGATTTTCTAGTTTTTCGGATTCTATTTTTAGTGCATTCTTTACACTCGTAAGAATAGGATGATGGACCGCTAGTTTTTCTTATCTTATAAAAGTCCGAGACAAGATCTTTTGTCTTGCGACAAGTCCTACACTTCCTTTCTGTAAAAACAAAATGTTCTAGCTCGAACTCGTCTGTGAAGTCCACATTAATAATACTCCCACATATATGACATGTCACCATATGTAGATGTTGTCTCTTTGTCTACTGTCCACTTCGTACCATCGCTATCGGTGATAATGTCCTCATCTAAACCATCACTAATAAACCCGAAGGGTGCCATGTCTTGTTCAATCTGATCTTTTTGTTCCTCATAGATTCTTTTACGAACATCATTGTCCGTCATCTCTCGGAAGTAGTCCTGAGCAACTAACCACGCAAATATAACTAGACACATTGCAAGGTCATCGTGGCAACCGTCTTCTGCCTCCCACGATTGTTTCTTCTGTACAAAGGTAGTAAGCTCAGCAATGATATCATAATCATTTGTCATGAGCTTATCTTCTTCTACCAATGCTTTGAGGTTAGAGCATCCAGTCTTCTTAACAGCAGCAGTCATCCTGACTCCCATCTGTGTCTTCTTACCAGAGAACCCAGACCCAACAATTTGACCTGCTCTACCTCTCATAGAACACATCAGCATATTCTCATATTCTAGATCGTATTGTAAAATTGTCGCAACCTGATCACCAATATCATTGACTTCGACTAATACATAGGCTTCGTTATATGCCTTTGCCATATCCAAGATAATACTTGGAAACAGCATAGGTTTGATCTCATTGTTTTTATATCTTGCTACAGTTTTATATGGGAACTGTGTGATATCAAAAACTACAAATGCGGAGTAATCATGATCAATGCCTCTAGCCGTATCAACAGTTATAATATAATTATTTTCCTTCTTGGGTTCCTCATATACCACGAGACCCTTTCCGTTGTTCTGTATTGGATCTTCAAAAACAAGATTGCGTAACTTAGAGACGCTAATCAGAGTATCGACAGATCCAAGAAACTCACACTCAAACTCAACCTTGAACTGTTGTTCAGATGTGTTTGCAATGGTTTGTCGTTTCCATTCTGAGTCTCTACCAGGAACTTCAGACCAATGGACTTCAGTAGCTACATATTCGTTTTTATTTCTTTGTGCGTCGTGCCAATATCTATAGAAATGGTTCATGCCGTGAGGCGTTGAAACCATAATTACTTTTGTGCTTTTACCAGAAGTAATAGTAGGATAAACAGAGGCAAAGAAGGACTCAGCAATATGGTTTGGAACGAACGCAAACTCATCGAGGAAGATGATGTTAAACGACATACCTCGGACAGCACTTGCAGATGTAGATGCTGCCAGTATCTTACTGCCATTCTCTAGCTCCATGGAACCTTTATTCCATGACAGTATACCCTGCTGCATCCATTTGGGCAAGTTTTCGTAAGCCGTTTGTAAGCGTCCCAACAATTCTCTAGCAGTCGCTGCTTTGTTTGCTAGGATGCCAATATTAACGCTATCGTTAAAAACACAGTAATGTAAAAGATAAGATACACAAGTAGTGGACTTGCCAGTCTGTCTTGGCATCTTGCAAATATTGAATCTATTTTCATGGAAGTTCCTGATTAGATTCTCTTGAAAGTCCCACATCTTGAAAGGCACCAAACCTTCATCAAGAGAGACGATCTTTACATAGTTCTTTGTAAAATAAATTGGATCTTCTTTACATCTGATCCATTCCTCAACCTGCTTCTTTGTGAAGTTGATTGGGGTATTTGCTTTTTTTAGATTAGGATTACCTAGATAGATTTCATTTTGACTCATCTTCTAGTTCCTTAAAAGCTAAACTCATAATAGTGTATATGTAGTATCCAACACCTGCGAGTAAAATAATTATACTGATGACGACACTCCATGTCACATCATTTACATCACTCAGTGGTCTCAGTACCAGATTCATGTTTCGTAAAGGGTTCCCAGTGCTCCCAGCCGTATTTATGAACCAAGTGCATCCCTATGATCGGAACAAACACAAGACAAAACCCCATGACGCCTAGGCACCACGGGGTATTCATAACAGATCTGATGAATAGTATCATGAATCAAAATACTTCTGTAGAACTTCAATGCGCTCCTCTTCGTGAGCGATAATGTCGATTTGATCTTGAATAGCAGCTAGAACATCTGGATGCTCTCCAATGCCTACAGGGTTCTTAAGATAGATCTCAATATTCAATCTAGCTTTCTCAATATTACCCTTGGCATCTGCTTTGAGTGCTTCTAAAATTTGTAATCTCATGCTGGATAATCCCAATTAGTTATGAATTGTGTTTTGTAGTCTGGTCCCCATCCACCGCGATAGAGATAAGGAGTAGTACGAATGGGACACTTGTCACCAGTACAGAGAAGATCATCAACAATTCTCCAGGATTCCAGAACTTCTTCGGAATGGACAAAATTAGATTGATCATTATTCAAGGCATCATACAAGAGCTTTTCGTAACCATCTACACCTAGCCAGTCTGGATAACGATGCGTGAGAGTTGCAGTCTCAACATCATTTTTAAATCCAGGTGCTTTCATATCTATACGAATATCAAAGTGTGGATGTGGTTGAAGACGCATCACAATGCGATCATTATACTCATGCCCATCAAACAGTTGTTGTGGTGGAGCTTTCAGTTTGATAACAACCTCTACGCACCCATAAGGCATTGCCTTACCTGTCATGAAGTGAAAAGGAACTCCCTCCCAACGCCAGTTATCGATATATAAGTCACCAGCAACAAAGGTAGGAGTGCTACTGTCAGGATCAACGCCCTCTTCAGACTTGTACCCATCATATTGACCGCAAATTAATTTCGTGCCTAGTCTAGTCGCGGCTAAGACTTTTGTCTTCTCCCTTCTGATTTCAGTTGCTGACATTCTGCATGGAGGTTCCATTGCCACCAATGCAAGAACCTGAAGCATATGGTTCTGCAGCATGTCACGAACAGCACCAGCTGTCTCATAGTATTGAGATCTACCTTCACAACTAAGGGTCTCAGTTGCAAAGATCTGAACCTCTTCTATGTACTGCCTATTCCAAAGTGGTTCCAGCAGAATATTGCTAAACCGAGTAGCAAGTATATTATTGACAGTATCTTTACCGAGATAATGATCAATGCGATAGACTTGTTTTTCGCGTAGATGTCTCCCCACCACAGACTGTAGATGATTAGCAGATTCAAGATCGTACCCAAAGGGTTTCTCGATAACCACGCGGGAGTGTTCTGGGTCATCCAAGAACCCAGCTTCTTTAAGGTTGATGATGGCATTTGCATACCTCTCTGGCGGAACAGATAAGAAATAAGTTGTATCTGCACTCTTGTCATGAAGTTTATTCAAACTCTCTTGACAGTCAAGATCGCAAGAAATGAAGTCTAACCAAGTAGTGAACTCTTGAGGATAGTCTCCAAGTTTTTCTAACCAAGTTTCCTTAGGAAGATCTCTACGAGATGCTCCGACAATCAATATATTTTCAGGAAGTAATTTCTTATTCCACAATTGATACAATGCGGGGATAAGCTTTCTTTTGCACAAATCTCCAGTAGCACCAAAGATTACAATGCGTCTAGTGAGCGGTTCCATTTCCATCATAGTCATCGGATTCGTAATACGATATTTCACCCTTAAATCGTCCAAATGCGAGGGTGGCACATACAAAGGGTAGTGCTGCCCAAAGTAAGACATCAGCGAAAGTCATTGTTCTCAGTAAGTCCTAGGGATTTCAAATAATCTCTCCACCAGTCAGGATCTTTTTTTCTTTTCCAATTAGGGACTGGCAACCCTACCCCAGAGTAATGCTCCTCTAGGGCTTTATCTATAGTCTGTGCGATCTCCATATTCCTCTTCCTCTGCATCAACATCAGCATACGCATCCGCCACATAGGGTCCTCGTTTGCGTAAAGGTTCCTTTCTGACATAATCCGCCTCAGCATTTACAGCAGACATCCAAACAGCAATCTTCATTACTATGTAGATCACTAACAAAGGTATAAAGCATAACAGAAGAGTGAATGAGTAGTTCATTTTTTACCTGACATGGTGACCACCAAACATGTAACGCATACCGTTCAGAATCTTGGACCCGAAAGCCGCGAGACCGCGTGAATCAAATCTCTGATAAAGAGCGGTAGTAATAACAGGAGCGGGTACACCCAGATCCACAGCGGCATTAACAGTCCAACGACCCTCACCGCTGTCGGATACACCTCCAGTGAAATCCACAAGCTCACTATTGCCGCGAAGTACATCCGCAGTAAGGTCAAGAAGCCAGCTACCAACAACGCTACCGCGCCGCCATAACTCAGCAACCTCAGCAGTATCAATGTCGTACTGATAATTTTCGGGGTCGGACATGGGAGCCACCTCGGCATCACCCTCAGCCACATAAGCTCTTCCTGCATTAGCCTCATGAAGGATATTAAAACCTTCTGCATATGCCTGCATAATTCCATATTCCACTCCATTGTGGACCATCTTTACAAAGTGCCCAGCGCCAGGTCCGCCACAGTGCAACCAACCAAACTCAGCAGAGGTTTCATGACTGAAAGGGTCTGTGCGAGAGGCAGATCCAATACCTGGTGCGAGCGCCCTAAAGATAGGAGCGCAGACGGATACTGCAGTATTTGTACCACCAACCATAAGACAGAATCCACGCTCCAGACCAAAAACTCCACCACTAGTACCGCAGTCAATATATTGGATGCCAAGCTTTTCCAACCTTTCTGCTCTCCTGCGAGAATCCTTAAAGTTGCTATTGCCATGATCAATAACAATATCCCCGTCGCCAAGTAGTGGTAGTAATTCATTTAGTGTTGACTCTACTGTTTCTGCGGGAATGACGAGTTGAAAGATACCAGGACCTTTGTCTTTAACTACTTGAACAAGGCTTTGCAAAGAAGTGGTATATCCACTGATATAACCCTTCTCATATTGTTCTTCAGCTTTTTGAACATTGTTACGATACCCATGAACTTCAATACCTGCTTTCAGCATACGGCGAGACATGCCCTCACCCATGCGACCAAGACCAATTAAACCAACTTTCATTTTTCTTTAAATAAATTTTCTACTTGTTTGCGAGTTCTTGACATCTTCTGCTTTTCGCGTTCAGTATGCCTGTAACCATATTTACCATGAAAAATAGCGTGACCTTGACAAATCATGGTCACACCAAAAATAAACAATAATCCTGTTCCAATTAGTTCAATGTTATTTTGAGCCATGGGAAGATTGGTTCTATAACTCCAATAAGTCGAAGCAGACCTTCAGCAAAAAGTGCAAGAACAACCCAGCCAACACACATTGAAATAATTGAAGCATTACGATTGTGTTTTCGTATTGCATCATCAATCATCTCCTGTACTTGTTCCTCAGTCACATAGTGACTGGGTTTGATTTCATCCATTCGATGTGCCACCGATTAAATCCATAGCGTTTTTTAACTCTTGTGAATGATGTATCTCATCATTCATTATTTTAATAATTTCCTGATCGTTTGGGTGTTTTGTCAGGAATTTCGCATATGTCTCAGCTGCATGGATCTCTACTTCATAGGATAAATGGTAAGCACTGCGAGGAGCCAACCAGTAATAAACCACATTGAGCCAATAGTAGATAAGTACGAGGTGTTTGGCGACAAAGCGATCCACCCAATAAGCATTACCGCCCCTAGATTCCATATACTCCAGATGTTCTGTTTCATTTAATGTCTGTGCAAAGTGCTCTTTCATCAAATAAATGTGTTCTGGTCCACGGAGTCCTAATGACTCCCTTAAATGCAATACACTTAGGAAAGCAAAGTATGGTGCCCGAGCGATTTCCTCAAGCACCCAGAAGCGTGGATAGTCTCTCCCTTTGTAGAGAAAGTCTAAAATTGTCACAGTCAGATCAAGAAAGAAAGTGTTAAAAGTGTTCATCATCTTCCCATTCTGGTTCGTAGAGTGGACAGGGCTCTTCAAATAGATGACCCATTCTCAATTGTAGGATTCTCTCCCTTAAATCTTTGTAGAACTCTCTCTTCTCGTCATCTGTCATTCGACATGCACGGTTCCGATCATTCCTGCTCCTTTGTGGGGAGCACACCAATAAGTGTAGTCACCAGCATCAGCAAAGGTAACATCAAACTCTTCACCAGGAAGCAATGCGAGTGCCTCATGATCGAGTTCTGGATGATCTTCCACAATTACATTGTGAGGTGGAAGCATGTTGTTTACAAAATGAACGGATTCTCCAGCGGAGATTGTAACTTCTGCAGGATCAAATACGAGATTACCGTTTGATCCCATTTGAACATCCACTGCCCATGCGGGAGCAGCAAAAAAGAGTGTAGCTAGCAGTGCAAAGAAAAACTTCATTGAGTATTTGCAACTATACTATCTATCACCCTTTTTTATTATTCTGTTTTAAAATATTAGCGTTTCAGAACTCAAATCCCATGTCTTTTCCCATATCTCTCATCCTCTCCATCGATTCTTTTTTCTCTTTCATTACACCATCGATGAATCCCATTCTATATTCCCAGGTCTGACCCCCATCTTGTCCTTTCTTGGGGTTGATGCATTGGTGGTTGCCTAGCTTGTTGCAAACAAGACCAGCAAGGTCAAGCTCACTAGACTCAGATGAACCGCCAGTGCCACGCCAGATATGTTGTCCATTAATCCATGTTGCTCCGCACTTTTCACATTCTTTGCGTTCTAGTTTGAAATCTGAAAATTCGTTGTCAGACATGCAGGGGTCTCCTATGAGTATCTTACTGACACAGTATAGGACTATTTAGAGATATTGTCTGATATAATTTGTTACAAATCAGCAATTCCAAGCACGAAGTGACTTGTTAATTCTGCTATCGGGATCACTTGCAGTCTTTGCAGAGGTGAGTTTTTTCTTCATGCCCTTCATTCTTGCACAGAAGGATGCACGACGCTTATTACCTTTCTTTTTAGAGGGAGCTTTGAGATCACTACCAGGATTCTCACGCTCATAGGACTTGCGTCCCTTCTCATTCAAACCACCAGACTTGTTCTTACCCTCACTTCTCTGCCATGCTGCAGAACCCTCATCCAGTTCTACTGACTCTCCAGTTACAATTCTTCTATTGACATTCTGCTGACTAAAATCCCACTTCTTCGGATCACCCTTGATGATTCTATTCAAGGTGTCCATTCTTCTTTGCTGAGCCTTCTTCACAGCAGCTGAGTTATCAACATAGTCACCTATCTGATACTGCCCAGGTGGGTTAGGATCATCATGATTTCTCATACCAGGAGGTTTAGCACCCTCACTCATTTTCACGCAAGAATCATCAACCTTCTCAGCTTCAAAATCAGCTGTGGTTGTGACCTTTTTCTTCTTTGCTTCTGCTAAGAATGAATTAATCTCAGAGTATGATCCGAACATGTTACGGATAAACTAATGCCTGAATAATATTTATACTCAGACAGTATCCTTCTTATCCTTTTCATGTAAGCTTGAATCCTTCTCTTCCTTCTTTTTGGTCGGAACAACCCCGAAAGTAGCTAAAGTCCCAGTAAACACGCTGGCTATGAAAGTTGGATCGATATTTTTTTGAGGAATACCAGGCACAGTCACATAGTTAAGAGTAAGAATTGCTGCTGACCATCCAAGAATAATAACTCGGACGATAGTCGATACACCTTCATCAGCCCATTCAAATTTATTTTCTTCTTTCTTCTTTGGTGCGAGGTCTGCCATATCAGAGAATATCTCTGATTTTATTTAGATTTTTTGTTCATTTCCTTGAGCATTTTCTGCAGTTCTGCAGTGGATCCAACAAACATTGCATTGTTTGTTACTGATGTTGGACCTTTCTTTTCTTCATCAATATCTTTTAATTTCTTTTGTAAGTCAAGGAGTTTGTCGGTTGTATCAGCAACACTCTTAATAATCTGACCTGCAACCTCATAGGCTCTAGGAGACTGTGTTTGATCTGCTAGATCCATAATACCATTGAGAGTCTCTTGACCCTTTTCAATTAATGAATATAAATTGCCACGAGTATACTCATAATCTTTCTGTACATCCTTGTTCTCACTGGGTTTTGTGACAGCAGATTCTTCGACGATTGGTTGAATATCTACTGTCTCACTAGTTGTATTGAGTGTCTCATCAATCTTATCAAAGTTCATACATCCTCCCTTCTAGTAGGACTATAGGTCTTGCCATCAGCAAAATCTTCTACAGTCTCACTAAACCCAAAGTCGTCATCAGGTTCAGCGTCGATGGGATCGGGAACAGCAGTGTAGCGCATTTCTCTCTTGGCAACAGTTTTATCTGTGTCACCGTAGTAATCAACTTGAACCTTACGAATCAGACCCTCTGTGCTCTTAGCAATAGGACCAAACAAGTATGTTTTAGCTGAGAAGTTGATTGTATAAGTTAAAACTCTTCTGGTAGAAAAGTCACCCTCATATTCATCTGTAAATGAAATATTTTCTAAGATGATTGGGATATCTCTTTTTTCTCCAATAGAATCAATAAGATCAACAGTTACATTAAATGATGGTTGAAAGAATGGAAGAATTTGTTCAATAATTTGTAGTGCATCATCATTTAATTTACACATGATGTTTAATTCAAACCCAACATTATATGGAACGGGTAAGAATACTTTTTTAATCTTATCACTATCTGATGTATCAACAGCCTTGAATGTTTTTGTTACTGATGTTTTCCTAGTAGGATCATATGTAATAGAGTTCATTTCAAAAGACATTCTTGGCAGAGTAATTGCCGTTGCCTTATTCAACTCTTGTTGCTGTTGAAGTTTTGCTAAAAACTTTGACTTTGGTCCATATGATAATGGTACTTTAAGATCACTAATTACTTGAGACTCATCTCTATTAGTCTTTTGAATATGAATATCATTAAACAATGTTCCGAAAGAGATTACAGTCTTTCGTAAAATTTCATGATAGAAATATGTACCTAACATCAGAAGTTACCAAACGGATTTATTTCAGTGAAGTCGAGAATATTGTCTGCCGCAATCTCAAATTCATCATTAAGTGTAAATGGACTTGTAGTGTCAATTCCACTGTGAGCAAGAACTTGATATCTAGCAGATGATGCAGTTCCTGTTATAAACTCACCAGGGTAAAACACACCGTTATTTATTGTTAGTTTTAGTTTTCTTTCGATTTCGTTCCATTCTTTGACATAAGCTTCCGTTCCAGAAAGTGATCCAACAACTCTTTCATTAAAGAAATAAGTACCAACACCCAACGCGAGAGGACTGCTGATGGAAATTGTAGGAGCTGCTTCATAACCAGAACCAGCATTAGTAAGGAAGATTCTACTGATACCATCTCCATCCAATGTAGCGATAGCAGTAGCTTGTTCTTGTCCTGTCTTAACACCAACGGTTTGACCTGTAGTACCTATGCCAACATCTGATGGATGCTGGATTGTGATTGTTGGAGGAGAAACATAATTATTACCTGGCAATGTGATACGAATAGATGTAATACCACTATTAGTAAGAGCTGCTGTTGCAGCAGCACCTACACCAGGTCCACCAAAAGTAAACGGTGGTGGTTCTGTATATGCAAAACCAGGATTTTGTAGAACGAGTTGATCGACTGAATATAGACCAGATCTCTCTGTAGTAAATGCAAAAGCTGTTGCTCTAGATGAAGTGACACCAGCAGGAGACTGACCAACAATTACAGATGGAGCAGAGGTATATCCATAACCATCATCATTCAAGAAGATCTGTTGCAATGCGCCTTGACTTGCAAATGAGTCCACAACAGCAAGTGCTGTAGAACCAATACCAGCAAGGGCAACTGTTGTGACTTCTCCTTCCTCTTGACCCCTTTCATCAATAAGGGAGACATTGGTGTCAATGTATTCGTCCTCATAGCGGAAGAGTTCACACTGCAATTCGTAAATATAATTCTTTCCAAGCTGATAGAACGGATTCTCATGCTCTACATGCTTGATCTCAAAAAGTCTTTCGCCCAATGGGAAGAAAATCAAATCTCCTTCTTTAGGTCTTTCACCAAAAATAATATCAGTTCCAGCTGTTCTTGAGTTATGAGTGACAACAAAAGGTGCAATAAAATCTTCGTATCTTTCTCTAGAGATTGTCAGTGTAATTTCATTCTGTAAGTTAATACCAAATTTGGTCATGATATCACTTCCCTTAGCATATCCCTCAAAATTGTTCAGATATGCTTCGATGATATATGCATCGTTAAATTTGGATGATTGCACTTCTCCAAGCACATCATCCGTATCAATCATTTTTCTAGGTATATAATATACATCCATACCGAACATTGACAAATGTTCGTCAATCAACGACTGCATCAGCCGCTGTTCGTCAGGAGATCCTTGAAGAAAGAAAGGATTTAGCGCCATTATCCAATAAGATCAAGGGGTGGAATTTCGTATGTGGAAAGCATCTTGTCTTCGATCATCTGCAACTCTTGTACAGCATCCTCGTAGATTTGTCTGCCATTTAACTCAATACCTCCAGGGAGTTTAACACCTTGGAACTTGATGAGATTTTGTCCCCACTGCCTTTTGACCTTAGATGTAAAATATCTCTTAAGGAAAGAATCATTGTAAACACCTGCATAATTAGCAGGATCCATGATTCTTTGGCAGTCAATGACTATGTATGTTCCTGCAGAGATTGCGCCCCAATCAACATCTAAGTAGAGGCGATTATTTCTCTTGTTATATCTGATCTGCTTATTTGTAGAAAGTAAGAAGTCAATATCTTCGATGTATGTCTTCGTCATTGCATAACTGAGAAGACCACTATACCCAAGGTTAAAAGCAACATCATTCAAGAACAGTTGGTACTTGAAACTGAACATGTTGTTTGCAATAAAACTAGAGTCAAAAAGGTAAAGCTTTTCAACTCCAATAATTGCATCAGGAACTACGAGGTAGTTTGAGTTTTCTTCAAAGTCTCCAGATGTTGTAGTAGAAGTAGAAATGCCAAGAGTATTCGATGCACCTCTTGCTCTGCCTCTTTTGATGTCATCTTCGGTGATTTTGTACTTTAGAAGAACTCTCTCTACACCGTCAAAATGTCTCTCTTGAAACAGTTGTAAGGAATCATCTAAAGCATCATCTACTTGCTCATCAGCTACATTGATTTCTAAGACAGGATACCCAAGTTGCCTGAGGGCATAATCCTTGAGCTCTTGTCGCGTTGTTGGTTTCGCCATGGCTAGAATGTGCCCCCATCTATCGAGTCAGACCAGATTGGAATGTTATTAGCGTCAGTTGTCAAGACATAGTTTGAAGTAGTCAGGAATCCAACAGTGCTTAGACCGCTGACCAATCTGCCATCATTCTCAAAGTAAGCAACACCGTTAGGACCACTGTATCCAATACCCAAATTCGTTGTAGAGAATTGGATTGCTGCACCTGCAGCAACAACACCAGAAACTGACTGACTCAGTTCAACTTGAGTTGCGCTTAGGAAGCTGGCAACTGTTGTGCCTCCAGGAATGTTAGTTCCTGTTACTGTTGCACCGCTTTGAATACCAAAGAGGTTATCGAAGAAGAGAACATTACCAGATCCTGTCTGAGCAGAAGTGGTCTTGATCTGTGTAGATGTCTGATTATCCTGCAGATAATACAGACCATCACGGACTGTTGCATAACCAACTACATTTAGATCATCTTCAACAACGACCTGACCAGCAGCAGAGTCGAGAACGAGTTCACCGCTAAGGGTATTTATTTTCGTGGAAGAAGAACCAGCACCAATCGTAATGTTGGCAATGGTTGTTACGCCAGTGACTCTGAAGTTGTTGGTAGTAAGAATACCAGAGACATTGATATTGATTGCTCTGATACCAGCGGAGCTGGTAACAATTCCAGTAAGAACCGTTCCATGATCAACTGTTAGAGCAGCATGGATCTCAGCATTGGTTCCGATATCTAGTGAACCAGCTTGCAGTTGACCAGTGATGCTAACACCAGCACCGATAGTTTCAAGTCTCTTATCATCGTCAAAGTTCAGCTGAACCTTACCATCGGAATAGAAGTTAGCGAGGGTCTCGCCAGTATACTTCTGGAAGTCAATGGTGTTGGAACGAATAATCAGGTTGCCCTGACCAGCATCATCAATGTAAGAGTTGGTGCCGTTGTGATAGATCTGAAGATCGTTGCCATCACCGAAGTTTGCCTTGACATTATCTTTATAGGTTGTAATGCCAGTGAATACCGCGTTGGTTACTGCAACACCAGTGATCTTGGCATCAAAGGCATCGAGTGCCTCTGTGTCAATTGTTACGATGGTAGCAGCAGTACCAACGATATCTGTTACTGCCAGACCAGTGATGTTGACATCCTTGGCATCCAGGGTCTCAATATCAACCGTGGTGATGGTTGAATATGTACCAACCAGAGATGTTACAACACCAGTTACTGCCTTGAGATCTTCTACCGCAAGATTTGCTTCAAACTCAGAATCACCAGTTACTGTCAGACCTGCGCCAACGGTGAGGTTGGACATGAATGAACCAACACCAGTGATCTTGAGATCTTCCAGTAAGGTAGAACCAAGAACATCAACTCTTGCTCTAGGAGCAGCAGTTGCAATACCCAGTAACTGAGCGTTGGTGAGGCGCATACCCTCAACATTATCCGTATTAAAGCGGATAGTGCCATCAGAACCAG